CCCAATGGTAGCGGGTGCCTTGCGGGACATCCGAGGCGCGGATGACGTGGACCTTGGGATTGAAGAGCGGGAAGCGGCCGCTGATGGCTTTGGTCGGGACACCGTAAGCGCGGCAGAGGATTTTTTCCTTCGTCTCGCTCTGCAGCTCCTTTTTCATGCGGGACCAGCCAGCCCAGGGGTTTGACTGAGTGTGGAAGTAAAGGATCGGGCGGCCCTTGGGATTGATTTGCTCGATGGGCACCTTTTCGTAGCCGGAAATCTCGCCCTTGTCGTTTTTGAGCGGCAGCAGCTCGGCGTCGGTGTCTTCGACCGTCTTGGCGCCAGACAGGTAGTCGGCAACCGTAGGACTCCAGCCTTCGACCGGCGTGAAGGTCACGGCCAACTTGCCGTTGCGGTCAACCAACCGGAAGCGGAGGGTTTCGAGGACATCAAGCGGCACCAGCTCGTCCGCCCAGGCGAAATCGATCTCGCCGCCCTCGAGCGTGCTCGGATCTTGCGCGTAGTTGCGGAAAATGCAGATCGATTGGTTTGGTGCGACGAATTTTGCCTCGGTGAATCCACCTTTGACGCTGTAGGTGATGTTAGTGACTTGGCCCTTGCGGGCGTTCCTCCACTCGGGAGGCATATATTTCCAGACGCGGGGTTGCATTAGCTCAATGCTGTTTGGCGCGGTGGTCTGGAACAGCCACGCAACGGCTCCCGGCTTGGAATACATGATTTTGAGCGCTTCTTTCGCCGCCCACTCCGTTTTCCCGCTCCGGTTTCCGCCCAAAACAAGCAATTCACGGTGCTTTTCCAGCAATTCAGACGCGCGCTTCCACACCGGCGGGATGTAGCCATAGCGAAACGGGTCTGATGCCTCGCGGGCGATCAGTTCTTCGCGTGTTTTTAAGTATTTCCAGCCTTCGTCCGGCCCTAGTTTCTCGAGCAAGTCGAGATCGACCTGCATGACAGGGTGCGGTGTGGGCTTGAAGCGTTGTGCGTGCTCGTTCACTCGCTCCCTTGCGCCGCCCTTGTTGCAAAAGCAATGCAGGCACGGCATGCGCACGCCTTTTCAGCACCAAGAACCGGATAAAGCGCTTGACTAAGAGTCTGCGCACTACGGTCGGTGGCCGTCCGCCGTTGGCTGAGTTTACAGTGTTCTTGTTTGGTATATGCTGCCTGCATTGAAAGTAGATCGGGCGCCGGCCGGTGCGTTTGCGCAACGCCAGCTCTCCCCAGAGCCGTTGGTTAAACCGGCGCGGCGCCCAAAATGTCCAAAGTCGGATTCTCTGCGGCAGCGAGCTGGTCGATGCGCGCGGTCAGCCACCGGCCGCTGTCTTCGCGGCAGACGGTGACGTAGTCGTTTTCAAGGCCACCCTGCGCGACAACGTAGAGCACGCGGCAGGTGCCGATGCCGTCTACTTCAACGCGGAAGTTTTGGGGTGGCCAAGAGATCATTGGAGATTTGAAATTTGAAATTTCAGAAAGATTGCCGGGAACGGTGAGCGCTCACCTTCAGCGCACGGGTTGCCATGGTGACGAGGGTAGTGGGGTGCCGTGTTATAGGCCGACACGGGCCGATAAGCCGTATCCCTCTCCCGACCACAGGACACACCATACGGTGCTCCTCGTTTACTGCGCTGCCCGGACAAAGTGAGGCAGGGCTGGGCGATACCACATTGGGCTGAACCTGGCCGCGCAGATGTTATGTCTGCCGCTTTCAGCACCCTGCCAAAAGATGTGCAGGCGCCCCGCTCGTTTCGCTCGGCGGGGCTGGGCATAACGGCATGCGCCGCGGGACCACACCACATGGAATCCCGGCGAAAGCCCGATTGAGCCTGCAGGTTGTAAATCATTTTGCTGACCTCTTCTTGCGCATCTCGGCACAGAGGGCGTCGGCTTTTTTCTTTGCAGCCTTGGCGACCATGGAGGCGCGCAGCCCCTTGAGGCGCATGATCTCGTTGTCAATGGCTTGGATCTCTGGCGTCATAATTTTGTAGTTCTCCATAAAGTCAGGGCTGTCCGTTCACGCAGATGTAGAGGAAGCCAAAATTGGCAAAACTGTATCCGGCGAAGGCCACAGCGAGACCGGTGTTTCCTTCGCGCCAAAAGCCCACCGCGGTGACGGCGTAGCAGATGGTGGTGATGACGAGCGGGGTGAAGGTCATCGGCGGGCCTTGGCGGTCTTCGCTGAGGCGCGGAAGGCTTTGGCGGTGGGCGCGCCGGCGGAACCGGGTTTGCGCATCTTCTCGCCGCTTCCGGCGGCGATGCGGGCTTTTTTGGCGTGGATGTTGGCGTATAGTCCTGCGGGTTTTTTCATAAATTATTCTTCTTCGTTGTTTCCGTAGCGGATGGCCCAGGCGAACATGCCGCCGTAGGCTGCCAAGGCGCCGAGCACTATGCCTAGGGCGAGGCCGATGAGGATGTAGCCGGCGGCGGTCATTCGTGGACGCGCCTCCACTTGTCTTTCCACATCGACCTCGCCATCATGGCGGACTTCTCGGCGACTGCCTCTTCGCTCATGTCGGGGCAGACATGGTGGAGCAGCTCATGCAGAACCGTGTCTAGCTCGTCCGCGCCGCTCTGGCGGGGATCGATGTAGACTTTGCCGTCGCCCATGGTCATGCCGTCCGCTTTTTCGCGGCCGAGCTTCTTGCGGACGATTGCGATGGTTCTGCGCGGGGGCATTTAGGCGAGGTCGGCTTGTCTGGCATCGCACTCGGCGCCGCACGCGGCGTATCCGGCGACATCGATCCAGTTGTCCGCTTTGTGGCAGTGCGCTTGGCGGGCGATCTTTACCAGGATCATGAGCGCGGCGATGTCGGATGCTGTGACCAAGACCTGCGCGCCGTTGGTGCGCGACAGGTAGCTGGAGAACATCTCGGCCTGCGTCCCGAAATCATCCGCGGGCGAGCCGTAGTCCTCGTTGCGCGCTCCGCAAACGGCGGACGATGCGGCGTCTAGTGTTTGCTTGGCGGTTTGCATTAGGCGGCTTTTTTGTAGCGTTGGCCGGCGTAATACAGATCCAAGCGGGCCTTGAAGTATTCCCACTCGTTGTCGCTGCTGAACATCCACTCGATGCTGTGGTCGTCGGCGCGGTCCTTGCCGATGCGGACAACGGCGCGGCGCTGCACGATCTGCTCGGGGCGGTTTTCATTCCACAGGCGCTCGTAGGCGGCGAGCTGCAGCTTCTGCGAGGTGTAGATGCCGCTGCTGGTTTTCCAGTCGAGGAGAACGATGCGGCCTTTGCTGTCTACGCTCGGAGCGTCGATGGTGCCGCCAAACATGTGGGCCTCGCTGACGAGTTGCACTTCCGGCTCAAGCACGGTCAGCTCTTGCTCGCTCCAAAACTGCAGGAAGTTGGCAAAGGCAATCTGCGCGCGCTCAATGTCGGCCGGTGCGTATTCGCCGAGGTCGGGTTCCCAGCCGTGGAAATAGCACTCGATTAAAAAGTGGCAGACTGTGCCGACATCTGCGGCTTGGTCTCGCACTTTGCGATAGTCTTTGCCGGAATTTCCCAGATTCCACGCCCAGTGAATAAGGTTGCTCTGGTCGTCGCCGACTTTGCAGATGGTGGACGCTCCGGGAACCTGCGAGCCATCTTTAAGCAGATACTTTTGATGGCTGCGCAGCTTCTGGAGCTTGACGATTTTCTGGCCCGCCTCGTTATAGCGGTCAGGCTCAGGTGCGGGTGCGGCTTGGGAAGGGGAGCGGCGTTTTGCCGCCCCCCTTGTGGTGTTTTTCGCTGGCATGAGGGTTACCAGGTGATCTCTTCGTCGTCGGTGCCGGTCTTGCGGGCGGCGGGCTTGGCTTCCGAAACGTCGAAGCCGTAGGCCACGGCGCTGCCGCCGTCGCCCCAGGTGACGAGGTCATGCACCATGACGGCCTTGGGCTGCAGCGTGATGCCGGCGCCCAAGGTGGCCGTGTACCAGCAGTAGGGAACGACCGCGACTTGGATCTTGCTGCCGCCGCCGATGTTGTCGGTGATGATGTCGCCGGATGCGTTGAAGAGCTTCGGCGCGCGGCTGTAGGTCTCGCCGGCCTTGTCTTTGCCCACGGCTTTGACCTTGAGCTTCAACTGAACGAGACCGTCGTTGTCTTCCCAAGGCGCGGCGTGGAGCTTGAGCTTGTCTTTTTTCAGCTCGGCTTTTTTCTCGGCGACGAACGCGGAGAAAAGCTCCTCAGCTTGCTTGATGAACGGTTCGGCTTCCTCGGCGGTTAGCTCGAGGTTGACTTTGA